TTGTTGATACCCGGCAAGACTCCAGCGATAGACATCGGATCAATTTCCAGTGCGTCCTGTGTCTGAGTGACAAGCGGGTTAAGTGCTTCGGCGTGAACCTTGGCGTGGACAAGATCGTTCTGTCCGTCGAGGACGGTAATCTGTCCACCTTGGACGAGGACGTTATTCTCGACTTGAGCAAGCGATGCGTCCCAAGTGGGTGTCTCGGTTTCGCCGGGAGCAACAGCGTAACGTGCCGCATTCTCGTAACCAGCAGTCTCCGAAGCGATATCCCAGATAAGGTTCTTCTTACCGAAGTCAGGCAGCGAACCGAAGATAGCCATAAGCCTGTCGTAAGCCAACATACGCGCAGCTTCAGACCCAGCACCGACTGGCTTGGTGATTCGCAGGCGATCTGTATCCAGCGCGTAAAATGCTTGGAGGTAGCGGTCTTTCGCACCAAATCCTTCCGATCCACGCATGAGCAAGCGTTTCTTGAGTTCGGAAATATATTGCCCTCCAGACTCGTTAGAGTCGTAGTCTCGGCGTTTCATTCGCGCAACCATCTGGCGCATTAAGCTCTCCCAAGGATCGAAGAACAGGTTAAGTGCGGAGATGGACATCTTCGCAATGTTGCCGAGTTCAGCACGAACTTGGGTAGCCGACTTCTCTACGCTCGTATTGATAAGCGATTCCGTATTGTATGATGAGGTTCGCTCACGGAATAGTTGGGTAAACGCGTTAACGATAGGCAGAGTCCCGTTACTGACGTTGGGAACTATAGTATCCTTAATGACCTCAATTCCCGGAGAAAGCAAATTATAGACTCCATTCGGGATGAACTGCATCTCTTGCAATGCAGACTCGTCTTTAGGTTGGAACGTAGGAGCCGAACCAAAAGACGCAATTTCAAGCAAAGAACAATACGCACGGTTCAGTGCGCCGTTAATCGCAAAGACGTCGTATCCCTGCCCCCGAACGCCGTGATAGTATCCGTTAGTTCCGACTCCGTAAGTAAATACAGTATAGGCTTGGTAGCTGTCTTCAAATCGACCGATCTTCTTGTAAAGGAAGTCCTGCACTCCGTTGTCATCCACGATCATGTAATGACTAACCTTATCGTCAAACTCCTTAACCCAGATGTGAACAACGCGAATCGACTGCTGGTTCGCTGCTTGTGTGGTAAAATACAAGTCGTTGTTGCGAAGCTCGATCTCAAGTTTCTCCCAGTCGTATTGGCGGAATTGGTAGTAATTGTTGTTGTTGTTGACGCACTGGATGATCGCTCGCTTGCATGCCTCTACGTTGAATCCGTTGATTGTGGCGACCTCTTCGTCTTTGATCAACTGATAAAGCTGTGTGGGACTGTAGAATCGCAAACAGGCAGCAACGTCGATATTCTCCTGACCGATCTCCGTCTTACGGGGAATCTTGAAATCAGACATGTCGGTTGACTTCCAACGCCAATCCCACTCGTCGTTAAACAAAGCAACGCCAACTCCGTGTTTGATAAAAGCATTGCAAAGCTTGAGATACGTCGGGAAGAAATTCCTCCAAGAGCGAATACAAGCAGTCACCTCTTGGGCAACAACCTGCTCAAGCTCGTCCCTTTCAGCCATCGGCCCGTAAGTAGTCGGGCAGCTAAAGAACGTTTGGGGCGCATTGATGATATCCGTGTATCCTGCAATCGCGGTGTCGAGAACCTGTTTGGCGAATCCCCAAGAGACGTTAACTCGGTATCCTTGTCCGGCGTTGATAAGCGCACGTTCGTCGTAGGGTCGCTCGTTGTCGTAAGCAGCGTCAATCTTGCTGCGGTCAAAGGCGCTAACCGCATCCGCCCTGCGCAATGTCTCCCAAATCTCATAAGCTGATTTAGCGTCCTTAATGCGGGAAACTGGCGGCTTGCCCGTCTCCTGCGAAAGTGTTTGCAATACGTCACTCATTCTTCATCCTTTACTTTGCGATCCTTGAACATGCTGAAGAACGATTTTGGTTTTTGCTTAACCTCTTTCTTTTCCTCGGTTTCCTCAAACTCCTCGGCAATTCGTTCGGCATCTTCTACGGATACTTGTTTAGCTACTTTCATATCGTTGTTGTTATTGTCCAACAATAGGTTGATTAGACTTCCATCCTTGCAACCGTGAACGAGAACAGCGTCCTCGTGAATCGGATTGTTGAAATGAATGTCCCAAGCCAAGTTGGCAATCGAATCACATACAACATCGCCTTTCTCTTTGCGATAGTTTTTTGTCCTCCAATTATTTTGAATGGATTTCGAGTCGTTTAAGGACGGCACAGTATACCATTGGATGACCGATGACCAATGACGTGTGGTTGCGGAGAGTGAGGATAAAACTGGAGCGTGGCAGATTTCTGTCGAGTAGATGCCGACAGGAGCCATGCGACTTCCAGCAGCGGATTCAGGAAGTAGTTCGCCGTTGCGTCCTTCGTAGTTTCGTTCTTTTGCTCCGAAGTAAAGTAATGGTTCACGCTTCTCCTTCACTGCTTTGGTTGTATCCGCATAATATTCTGCACTCAAAATATCCAGCCAGTTATCCGTAATCGGCGTAGTGTCCAACTCAAACCACAGGAAGGCATCGAGTTCCTCGTCGTTACGTAGGTGGTAGCAAGCCTGCTGGAAATAATGATTGCAAGCCATAGGCCAGCCGTAGTTGTTGTCTGGGATGATAAGCTTATCAACAGTATCGAATTTGCCGCGAAGCTGCTCCACAGCAGCATCAACATCCGCCTGAACGGAATGCGATCCAACAACGAGCAGGTCGTGGTCTGGCGTGTTTTCGTATTTGTCAAAGGCTGCGTAGAGGTTAGGCAGTAGTTCTCGGTCTGATTGCGAGATAGGAATAACTAATTTCATATTAAAAAAGCATCGAAAAAGTCGCTTTAAAGCGTATGGGTAGGGACGGTCTTTTATCGTCCACGAACTCTTGGCAGTTTACTTTTCGCCAAACGCGGCGAGGCATAAAGAAGCCATACTCGTAAATACCGCGAGATATAATGATAACCTTAAAACCCGCCCGATCCAACACGAACTGCGATCCTTGGAGTGAACGTTTAACAGCCAAAGCCAAAGGACTGTTAAGAGGATCGTGCTTAGAGCCGTTGTCATAGTCGGAGGGATTTACTTGGATGTGGAAAGTAACATCCTCGCGCTTTGCGTCAATAAACTTTTCGGCCTGCGTTTTCTCCAGACCGAGAGCTTGAAGGAGCGTCATACCATTCCGGCTTCGCGCTTGGCTTTTTGGATTTCCTTCTTGAGCCAAGAAGTGAACGTGGTTCCCTTCATCATTAGCCAAGCTCGAAAGAACTTCCAATCGTCCGGATTCAGCTTGGCGACCGTCCTGTGTTTGCACTCTTTTTCGTTTGACATGGGGCATAGTTATACACTAATACACACCCGTTGCAACAATTTTTTTGAATGAATATAGACGGCGACCCAAGCACTCCTATTTACGGCGAGCCGATCAAAGGGAGAAAATACAAATACGGATTCAACTGGCGGCAAGGAACGCATGATCTTGCTATTGAACTAGCGATGTTCCGCGAGAAGATTACTCGCCGAATCCCAGAAGACACGGGCGGACATAAAACATCAGACCACTTCCTTGCGATTGCTAGGGCGCTTTGGCCTGAAAAAGAAGGTAAGGCAGCAGCCAACTTTATATGGCACCCTTGGGCGATTCGCATGTTAGAGGCTTCTTGCAAGTATGACTACCTTGCGATTGCTGGCTCGGGCGGCTTCGGCAAGTCAGAATTTTATGCAATATGGGCTATTATCAACTACTTAGCTGATCCAGAGAATACTATTGTCCTCGCTACTTCTACGACGATCAAGGCATCAAAACAGCGTATCTGGGGTAAGATCGTCAAGTATTGGCAAATCTGCGAACAGCTTGGGCTGCCGGGTAAGCTCGTGGATTCGCTTAATACGATTCGCTATGTTGATGGCAAGGGTAAGGCAAGCAAGGGCGATCTCGCTGGTATCACGTTGATCCCCGGTGAAAAAAAGAAAGAAAAGGATGCCACTGGAAAAATGCAGGGTATCCACCAAAAGAACGTTATCTTTGTTGCGGACGAGCTTTCAGAACTATCCGAAGCGATTACTGAAGTAGCATTTTACAACTTGAGCAAAGGTTGTGAACGTTTTCAGTTTATCGGAATTTCCAACCCTGCGTCTTACGTAGATGCGTTCGGAAAGTTCGCCAAGCCTAAAGCAGGATGGGATTCGATTTCTGTAGACGATGACGATTGGGAGACCGAGCGTGGGACATGCATCCATTTTGATACACTAAAGAACCCGAATATGATGAAGGGTAAGAAGGTATATTCGTGGATGGATGGGCCGGAAGACCTAGAGAAGGTTCCCGTATCAGAACGCAATACAGCCTCGTATTGGCGAATGTATCGTGGGTTCTGGTGTCCCGCTGGGGTTACAGATCAAATCTACAGCGAGGTTGAGATTATCAATGCCAAGGCTACAGACAAGGCGATCTGGCTGGATAACGAACTTGTTAAGGTCGCGTTCCTCGATCCATCGTTTACGAACGGAGGAGACAGGGCGATTCTTTACTTTGGAACAGTTGGTAAGCTAATCGAACCTTATGGATACAAGGGGCTACAATACGACGAATTCCTTAAATTCGCGGAAGATGTTACAGATCAGTCCTCCACCCGAACCGAGCAGATTGTTCGCTGGTTTAGAGACGAATGCATAAAGCGTGGAGTTCAGCCGAAGAACGCAGGATACGACAAATCTGGCGCAGGCGGGCCGCTGGGAGACGTTATCTCAATCGCTTGGAGTAAAGATGTCTTTGGCCTTCAGTTCGGTGGAAAGGCATCAGAGAAGCCAGTCTCAGCATACGATCAGACACCTGCGTATGAGCGGTATGTTAACTCAGTCAGCGAGATATGGTATTCACTTAAGGAATACATGCGAGCCGGACAGATTAAAGGTGTCTCAGGCGATATGATGCAAGAGATGTGTCAGCGC